TTATCACACGAAGCCTTGGAAATATCGCATCAAGGCCTGTTTATTTCCTCAAAGGAAGTCTTACGAAGTCTCCGGAAAACTTTATCTCCATCTCTGTAAACAGTGTGGAGATGAAACTTATCAATGCGGAGCTTTCCTTGGGAGAGATCCTTGTAATCGACACGGAGAAGATGACGGCTTATGTGGAAGATGGAAGCGGGCTTGTGCTGAGAAACGCACTCCCTTATCTCAAGGAGCTGAACTTTCCGGAGCTTAGAATCGGCGAAAACAGCGTTCTTATTCAGGCTGTGAACGGAACATTTTTAGAGCTGAAAATTAATGCACGAAGCCGCTGGAGGTGATGACATGGCACTTAAATTAACAATTCAATCGCAGGAAGATTTTACGGGCGAGTTTCCGGCTGCCCTTGCCAAATCCGGTCTTTGGCGTTTCAACGAGGACAGCTTCGATGATCAGGGGTTTCTTATGGATTCCTCCGGCAATCATCGCAAGATGGAAGTCATAAACCGAAGCGGCACAACGGCAGGGATTCGCTCAGGCGTGATGGGAAACTACCTCCAGCTAAACCTCCATGATCCGGGAACGGAGCAGTCCTATTTAAAACTTACCAATGACGGCAGCATTTTTCAGAATATCGGAGATACGATTTTAGTCGGCGGCTGGATCAAGCCGACGATTTACTCTATCGGGAACACCTACTGCCCGCTTTTTAATACCAGATACGGTCCGGGGCAGCCGATCTTTTATCTTTCCTTCTTTCAGGGAAGACCGCGCGTCATGCTCTATAACGAAGCAGGCTCGCTTATTCTGGACAGGACGACCTCTCCTTCCTTTACTTTTAAGAACGGCGGGATTTATTTTATTGCCTGTATCATTCGGCCGAATGCCAAAACGGCACAGTATGTCATAGGCGACAGGTCGGATGGCAAGTGCTGGGTATCGGAGGCCTACTCTTTTACAGGTGAACTGAACCGCTTATGCACAGCGGATATTGTCATGGGCATGCACGCCGGAAGCTACTGGTATGCAGGCGGATTTGACGACTGGTTTTTGGATACCGACTCAGAACTTACCATGCAGGATCTGGAAGCATACTTTCGCTCCTCATATTTTGCAAGCGGCGGCGACAGTGCTTCATCGGTTGATGCATTAACTGAACCCGGCAAAGTGCTCTTAAAGAAAACGAACGGCATCTATCCTTTAACCGGAGAGCTTTTGACGACGGCAAAACCGCTGTCTCTTTCCGGTACAGGAAGGATTGCCATTACTAAGGAATATGAAGCGGGCGTAACGGATATTTCAGCGGTGGAATTTGGCCTAAGCTCCGACCTTAATACATGGGGTGAATGGACTGCTCTTCCGGAAGACGGAAAAATCAAGGCTACAGCGAATTACATCCGCTTTCGCATCACCCTTACGACAAATGATACAAAGAAAACGCCAAAGCTTCTTGATATCAGAATCTACGATATCCCCAAAGCCCCTTATGAAAAGATGGGCTTTGCAAGGCCCGTACTTTTGACAAAAGAGGGTGCCTGGGAAGCGGTTCTGGAAAACGCCTACGACATCATTGTCACAAGTGAGGTCAACGGCGAGGATACGCTCCACTTCAAGCTTCCCTTCAGAGATGAGAAAAGAAGCTATTTAGAAAACGAGAAGAAAATTCAAATCGTTGATGATATTTATAAAGTCAGAACCATCAACGATATCAAGGACGCTTCGGGAAACACCGTGACAGAAGTCTATGCCGAAGCGGAGTTTTACGATCTGACCTTCAGCGTTCGTAAAGAAGAAAAAAGCTTTGATGCAGAGACAGCGGAAACAGCGATGGCTTACGCTCTTGAGGGCACAGAGTGGCATGTCGGCACGGTCAATGTTAAGACAAAACGCACCTGGGTATCGCAAGAGAAGAATGCTCTTTCCATCCTTCGTGCTGTCACAAGCCTTCACGGCGGAGACCTGGTCTTTGACTCGTCCAACAGGCTCGTTCATCTCTATACGGTGAGCGGCAGGGATTCAGGTGCTCTTTTTGCCTACAGAAAGAATATGAAAAGCATTGAGCGGGTCATCGACACGAGAAATCTTGTGACACGCTTGTATGCAGTAGGAGCGGACGGGATGACTTTTTCCGATATCAATGGCGGCAAGCCCTATCTGGAAGATTTCACCTATTCAAACGATGTGCGTATCTCTACACTTGACTGTTCTTCCTTTACCAATCCCTACCAGATGAAGGAGTTCACGGCGATGCGGTTGGCGCAATACGCCAAACCGAAAATCTCCTATGTCCTCCATGCGATGGACTTATCTGTCCTTACGGGCTTTTCTCATGAAGCCTGGTCGCTGGGCGACTATGTCCTGGTAGAAGACAAAGAGCTGGGGATTTCCGTTACGACAAGGATTGTGCGAAGAGAATATAACCTGCAGGAGCCTTGGAATACGGTGCTGGAACTGTCGACGACCTTAAAAAATCTCGGTTCTTCCGTGGAAAGGCTGGAGACCATCGCAGATACCCTAGAAGGGGCAGGAGCTTTTGGCGGCGGCAACATATCCGATATGGTGCCTTTTAACCATCTGAAAAACTCTCGGGCAGATGACGGGATGGCCTACTGGCTGAATTCCGGCTTTGAAGCCGTGAACGAGACGGGCGGTACGGGAACAGCCGCTTTTAAGGCGGAAGGTGCGGCAGGACTTACAAAGTCTATGGCACAGACCGTCTATCCTTCCAATCGTAAAAGCTATACCTTGTCTCTGGCTATCGCTTCGGAAAACTTGGAGAAACTTTCGGATACTTCTCAGGTCGGCGTGGAAGTGGAAATCGAGTATGAAGACGGAAGCGTTGAGACGAGATTTATCGACCTTTATTAGGGGGGGTGAGCGGATGGCCTATTTTAGAAAAGTAAAAGACAGCATTGCGCCTAAGGGCTATATGTCAAAACTAAAATCCGTCACGGTGCGTATCTTTATTTCAGACTGCGCCGGACAAATCTTTGTGACGGACATCCTCCTTCAGGGCGGCTCTCTTGCGACCGGCTGGGTGCCGCACCCTTCCGAGATTCGCTTTACGCTGGACGGGTGATGGTATGAAGAAGTTTTACAGGCTCTCTGAGACCATAAATAAAAAGCAGGACAAGCGAGTCGTGTCCGTGACAATTAAGCCGCTTTTAACCGATATGGCAGGTACCATCTGGCTAACTGATCTCATGCTTCAGGAAGGAGACCGGGTGACGGGCTTTTATCCGCACACGGAGATCATGCTTCAAAAAGAAAGTGAAGGCGGCGTGGCTAAGGAGCCTGTCTGGTATAACGGCATCGTCCGAGGACAGGAAACCCTGATCCTCTTTAATCTTGGGAAGACTTCGACAGGTCTTGATATCAAGCTATACCCTAAATCGGACATGGAAGCTGTGACGATCTCGCAGGCGGCAGGCGGACAAAGAGCCTTTTTCCCTGAGATTTTACAGAGGGATGATGAACTGATTTTTTCCGCGCCGGAAAGAAAGACAACAAGTAATGGACAGCCCTTTCAAAAAGAAGGCTTTTATTCATACAGTGCCGCTTGGGATTCCAAGCACAAGATCGAGCTTCCTGAAGGAAAATCTGCGAGAGTGCTCTTTACCTTGCAGCAAATGGAGGAAGGAGGTGAGCCGTTTTGATTGACCCCTTAAAAAACAGAGAAATCATGGTCTGGACCTTTATGGGAAACGCCAGAATGTATGAAGCTCTGGAAAAGTACGGAGACCGCATCAATCAGATCGGTCTTTTTTCTTTTAAGGTACGGGCGACAGGTGAAATCTATGAAACGGGAGTTACTATCTCGGACATGATGCCTTATATAAGAAAATGGCCGCATATCCGATGGCTTTTAACTGTCGCTAACGACGGCTACAATTCCATCTTCAAAGCCATACGGGAAAACACAAACGGTGCGCAGGATATGTTCTTATCCGAGCTTATCCGCATTATGGAAAAGTATTCCTGGTGCGACGGTGTGGATATCGACCTGGAAGGCGGAGGAGATTACTCCACAGCGGCTAAGTCTACAGTGATGTTTCAAAACATCTATCAAGCCGTTAAAAGCTACGACGGAAGAAAACGCATCAACATCTGCCTTCCCGGCATGACAAGCGTGAAAGGCTCGGTCGGCGGTGAAAACTGGTGTGTCTACGGAGACCTTGCGCCGTACTGTGATACGACATCCATTATGAGCTACGGCATGGCCTGGGCGGGTTCTGCTCCGGGGCCTGTTTCTCCAAGAGACTGGCTGGAAGGTATCTATGACTATGCCGTATCCGTGATGCCGCCTGAAAAGATTTATTTCGGCATGCCGGCTTACGGCTGGAACTGGCAGATTTATGACACGCCTGAAAAATTAGGCGACACCTACCGGGGCGTATCGCATACCTATTACGGAGCAAAGAACTGGATGACGGGCTACTATCAGTTTAAGGAAACAGTGCCTGCATCTCCTCAGATTCCCATCGTTGCTTACTGGGATGATTATGACAAGGGACCTTTTGCCCTTCCGCATGTCTATGACTACATGGAAGGACGGGATGCTGAACATTACAGCTACCCCTTGATGGGTGAAGTCTATAAACGAAGGCGGTATCTCACCTCCTACGGGAAGACGCAAAAAACAAACTTTGACGGTGTCGTTGTTGACAGAAATGCAGAGCCCGATTCCTATTCCGGCATTGTCTCCATCTCGGACGGAATGATTACGCTTGGTGATAACGGAGAAGCCGTCTATGAATTTAGTGTGCCGGCTGCCGGAAGCTACGATTTGGCTGTTAAGCTTGGCTTTCCACTGTGGGATAAAAACAGCGTCCGGCTTTCGCTTGACGGCACAAGCGTTCTTGTCGAGGAGCACAGGCTCTGGTGGCCCTACTGGCGGACGACCTTTTGGAAAGGGGTATGGAAGGCGGTATCTCTATCTGCCGGGACGCATACGCTTACGGTATCGGTTGCCGCCAAGG